AGTGGACATCTGCTTCAGACAACCCAACTAACGCTGCATTAGCTAACGATAACAACTGGGCAATCACATATGATGCTGATTTAATTCCTATAGTTGAACTAATCGTTAACTCCCCACTTGATACTGGTACTAATCCTTAATATCATTAAAGTGTGGTCATCAAACCTCATCAATTATTGGTGGGGTTTTTTCTTTACGCTACAATAAAACTAAATTACTTTAATAATCGTGGCAGCTACTATAGACGCAACAATAAAAGGAGAAAATGCCAATAGTTATGTCACATTGACAGAAGCTAATGATTATTTTGATACCTCTCCAGATTCTTCTACTTGGACAAATAAAACAGACGATCAAAAGAAAAGATCATTAATATCTGCTGCTAGATGGATTGATACTTTAGTTTTTTATGGAGATAGATGTGATGATGGACAGGCATTAAAATTCCCAAGAAACAATTATCAGGTAGATGGTGTGGAACTAGCTTGTTCTAAAATTCCTAATCCAATTAAATATGCACAATATGAGTTAGCCAGGGCATTGGCAAATGATACTGATGCTATTACAGGAACTACAGGAAAAGATGGAAATTTTGAAGAAGTAAAACTGGGGGATATTCAAGTTAAATACAATACTGCAAGTCAGGGAACAGGATCTATAAATAATATTTTAGATGTGTACCCTTGGTTACAAAGTTATCTTGGAGCGTATATGTTAGGTGGAGCAGGAAGTTTTCAATTACGGGCGGTTAGAGGATAATGGCAGGACAACTAGACACAGCACTAAAAAATATAGCTAAACAAGTTATAGCTGATTTAGGAGATTCTTTAGATACCAGTATTACTTATACAAGAAAAACATCTCCTGTTTACAACACTTCAACTGGTGCAGTATCTACAACCGATGTCAGCTACAGCATAAAAGTACCGATTGAATTTGTTAGATCATCAGAGGAAACTGGATTCCAGGAAAATGTAGCCAGGTTATATGTAACACCAGATTTAATAGGAGACAGTCAGCCTTTATTACAAGATGAAATAACGCTTACATTTTCTGGATCTACCAGATCAGCTAAAATTACAAATGTTCTTACTGTAAAAGGCGGTCAAGAATACTTATTCCGTATTGACGTTATTTTCTAATGACTTTAGTAAACGCAAGAGCAGCATTTGAAACCGCAATAAAAACTGCCGTAACTGCTGCTGACAATACAGTGACAGTCATATTTGACAATATGCCATTTACGACTCCAGGAAAAAACAAAAAATATGTGATGGTAAGCCTTGATTTTACACAATCCACTACTCAGACTCATGGTGCTGCACAGGATTACTATGCTGGCTCAATAAGATGTGGAATAATGACACCGCCTAATAAAGGAAGTGCCGTTGCATCTGCCATAGCGGAATCTGTTATTGATGGATTGACTTCAGTAAATGCACCAGGGTATTCAGATACATTTTCAGTAAGTCCAAGAGTATCGGCAATCGAAGGACCGACTTCTGTAAATGTTGAAGAGGACAGTCATTATCTGGCTGTTGTAAGTTGCGATTTTACTGCCAATGCCTAGAAGAAAATCTATTCTTAAATTAACTGAAGATTTAGAAAAAAAGTTAATAAAAGGTAAAAAAGCAGCAGCTAAAAAAATAGCTATTGCATTAATAGAAGAAGGTCCGTGGTGGACAGGAACATTTGGAGAAAACTGGATAGTGTCAAAAAATCCTGTTCAACCTACTAGAAAGAGAAAACCAGATTTTTCAAATTATTTAATACCAGATCCTACAGCCAGACAAATAAAAAACCCAAGAGTTCCAAATGTCACGTTAGATCAAAACTTATTTATTGGAAATCGAGCTAAATATGCTGGCTTTGCGATCAACGCACCAGGGCAAACAAGACCTGGTATTGACGGAGAACCTGTAACTTATAAAAAACATGGTCAACAGGGATTTAAACTAACAGCTAGAAAAGGATCTAATTGGTATAACATTTATACTTTGGGAGGTTTTATTAATCAGGACATCACAAAAGGATTTAAAACAGTTGGCTTTAAGTAATAAAGTAGTAGTATAGTAGATGAATATACTAATTTATTTTGTATGCCTACAGATAGAGCAATCGACAAGCTAAAAAAAGCATTTAGCATAAATAGCAAAAGCAGTTACCCTATTTATAAAGACGGAGAACTAATTTTAAAAGTTTATTGGACACCTTTAACTATTGCAGATAGAGACTCCATAAATGCTACTCTAATGAGAGCTAACAAAGGGCAGGAAGAGGGTAGTTTAGATTTTGCACTTCAAGTAATAATTAACAAAGCCGAAGATGAAAGCGGACAAAAATTATTTGTTGAAGCAGATAAGGCAAGTTTACGAAGAGAAATACCTTTAGCTGTATTACTGGAACTTATGACAAAAATGCAGGAGGTGGGCGAGGAGGCAACCCCTGATGCCGTAAAAAGTACAACTTGATAAAGATAATTATTTATATTTACAGTTTTTCGTTGCAGAAACTTTAGGAATTACTTTAGGTCATTTACAAAAGAATATGACCATAGAGGAGTTGTATGCCTGGAGTGCATATTTTAGATTAAAAAATGAAAGAGAAGAAAAAGCGTATGAAGATATGAAAAAGAAAGCTCAATATCGTAAGGTACGCTAAACTAAATGTAATGTTTTCCCAAAATTAGTGGCTGGCTCTAATTACGAAGTAAATATTAATTTAGATACAAGAAGTGCAAAGGCACAGTTAAAAAAATTAGAGGATCGTATTGCTGCCTTAAATAAAATGGCCCTTAGTGGCAAAGCAAGTAGACAAGCATTAACAGTAGATAAAGAAAAAATTAAAGTAGGAAATTTAGAACTAAAACAAAATGAAAATATTTTAAAACTAAAACAAAATGAATTTAAGTTGGATAAACAACAATTTGCACTTGAAAAACAAAAATCAAATTTTCTTAATAGACCTATTAATAATAGAAGAGGAAATACAGGATCAACAAGAAATAGAGGTGGATCAGGTATATTATCAAGTGCAATTATTTCTGGTGCATTTCCCCTATTATTCGGGCAAGGCCCATTAGTAGGTGCTGCTGGTGCATTAGGTGGTGGAATTGGAGCAGCAGTTGGTGGTCAGATGGGAGGTTTTGCAGGAGGTTTGTTTGCTACATCTGTTATTACTCCCATTCAACAATTTGGAATTGAGACAGCCAAATTAGGTCAGGCTTTGAATAGTGTTAATAAAGATACAACACCTTTAATAGAATCTTTAGGCTTAGTCGGAAGCAGCTTTGAAAGACAGATAAAAATAATAGAACAATTAGGAGATAAAGAAACAGCTTTTGAGTTAGTAAGACAAAAAATGACTCAACAAATAGGTAAAGATGGAGTTGATTCTTTAAGTAGATTTGGGGATCAGGCTCAAGACTTAACTACAAGTTTTAGTGTTTTTATGTTAAATATGCGAGTAGGACTAGCAAATCTTATAGAGCAATCTGGAGTTTTAAGAGCATTAACTAGACAAGTTGAAACTGACATAGCGTTTGGTCGTGCCCAAAGAGAAGCACCTAATGATCCTGAAGTAGCTAAACTACTAAATCAGTTTCAAAATGTAGGTAAGGATAGAGGTCTAATTGGTAGTTTTATACAGGGTTTTAAAGATCCTCAAGCTGATAAACGAGAAAAAGATAGAATACTAGATGAAATAAATGCTTTATTTAAAAGAAGAGATACAGAAAAAGAGATAAAGGCAATAAATGAAGCTGTAAATAAGGCTGCTCAAAAAAAATTAAATGCAGACATAAAATTACTGGAAATTAGTAGAGAAGAAGGTCATTTATCCGAATTAGAATTTGAAATACAACAAAAAATACAGGAACTTAAAGATAGAGATATTCAGATAGATGAAGAAGCACTTGCTAATAAAATGAGAAAACTAGATGCTTTACAGAAAGAGAGGCAATTAGCTCTGGAAACAGCAGCAGCATTTGAAAAAATGTCTCAGACAATAGCAACTGACATATCACAGGGAATCCAGGGAATGATTCGTGGTACTTCCACATTGAACGATATGTTGAATAACGTATTGAACAAACTTATAGACGCAGCTTTCAACATGGCTATGTTTGGTAATCCACAAGGTTCTTTAGGAGGTGGAGGATTACTTGGTTCGCTATTTAGTGGAATTGGAAGTTTATTTAGTCCTGTACCAGACCCGACTTTTGGAACAGGAATACCCAGTGGAGCAAATTTACCAGCAGGATCTTTTGGTATTTCAACAATCAAGCGTGAAGCAGGAGGTCCAGTAAAAGGAGGAAGTCAGTATCTTGTGGGAGAACGTGGACCAGAAATGTTTACTCCAGGTGTATCTGGAATGATTACACCAAATCATGCTCTTGGTGGATTAACAAACATCGTGGTAAACGTAGATGCTTCTGGATCCTCTGTTGAAGGAGATGAACAAGGTGGTAGAGAACTTGGTCAATTAATTTCTGTTGCTATACAATCAGAATTAATTAAACAAAAACGACCAGGAGGTTTACTCGCATAATGGCTACGTTTCCTTCAATAAAACCTACATACGGACAACAAAAAAGATCCGCACCAAATACTAGAACTGTTCGTTTCGCTGATGGTTTTGAACATAGAATATTATTTGGATTAGCAGAACATCAAAATCCAAAAGTTTATAACTTTACTTTCAATGTATCAGAGACAGAAGCAGATACTATAGAAACATTTTTAGATGCTAGAGCAAACGATAGTGCCAGCTTTGATTTTGAAGCACCTGGAGAAACTGCTGCACAAAAATTTGTTTGTGAAACATGGTCGAAATCTATCCCATACAACAATAGAGCTACAATACAGGCAACATTTAGAGAGGTATTTGAACCATGAGTACTGCTCCAATTGTTACTGATCTACAAAAGATCAATCCTTCAGCAATAATTGAGTTATTTACGCTAACTACAGATGCGACCCTACATGGTTCTGCACAAACTTATCGTTTTCATAACGGGTCAAATTTAAACAATAGTAGTGATATTATTTGGGCTGGAAACTCTTATCTAAAGTTGCCTATAAAAGCAGAGGGATTTGCATTTCAAAAAGGTCAACTACCAAGACCAACTCTCACTGTAAGCAACGCACTTGGAACTTTCACAGCTATTTTACTGAATGTTAATAGGGTTACTACTGGTAATGATCTTACAGGTGCAACTGTAACCAGAATAAGGACATTGGCACGTTATCTTGACGCTGGTAACTTTCCACCAACAACAACTAGTACTACAACGACTACAACTATTGCTGACCCTGCTGATGCTGAATCTGTGACTTATACAGTGACAGTTGTGCAAGATTCTGGAGGTAATAATGTTTTTGCAATAAATGGAGTTCAAAAACCTGTCATCACAATGAAACGAGGGTCAACATATATTTTTAATCAGGCTCATAGTTCTAATGTTGGGCATCCTTTAAGGATTAAGTCTGATGCTGGAGGGCAACAAACCACAACAAACGCTGGTACGCTTGGAACTGATGCAACTGTGACTTACGAGCCAGCTTATCCTTCTGCTCCAAATGATTTGAGATATTATTGCACAGTTCATGGTAATGGCATGGGTAATACGATTACAATGAATGATCCAAATACAACGACCCAAGAAACAACGACTACCACATCTCAACAGGTAAATCCATTGGGTACACCAGATCCTACAGCAGAGTTTCCAAGAGAAATTTATAAAATAGACAGAAAAGCATCAGAAAATAGAGAAGTTGTTACATTTGAACTTGCAGCAGTATTTGATCTGGCTGGTATTCGTGCTCCAAAAAGACAATGCACAAGGACAGACTTTCCTTCTATTGGTACATTTATAGTATGAATTGGAAAGAAGAGGCACTTGTTCATGCGAAAAGCCAAGATCCTAAAGAGTCTTGTGGGTTGTTGTTAAATATTCGAGGAAAAGAAAGATATTACCCTTGTCGTAATCTTTCAATGACAGACCATCAATGCTTTATTCTTGACCCAGAAGATTATGTAAAAGCAGACAATACTGGAGATATAACGGCTGTTGTTCATAGTCATCCTATAACACCTCCTGTTCCCAGCCAGGCAGATAAAATCAGTTGTGAACAAAGCAACCTTCCGTGGCATATTGTTAATCCAAAAACAGAACAATGGGGGTATTGCGAACCATGTGGATATAAACCACCTTTAATTGGTAGACCCTGGGTTTGGGGTGTAACTGATTGTTGGAGTTTAGTAAGAGATTGGTATAAAGAAGAAAAAGGCATTGAATTAAAAGATTGGGATAGACCTACAACTCCAGAGGAATTTATATTGAATCCTTTATTTGAAAATTGTGCTTGGAGAACTGGATTTAGAGAACTCAGACCAGACGAAAAGACAATAGATGGCGATGCTTTGCTTATGTCTATTGGATCTACTGGTTTAAATCATGTAGCTATTTTTTTAAATGGGGATGTTTTACATCATTTAACCGATAGACTATCCTGTAGAGAGCCTTATTCTCAATGGTTGTTAAAATGCACAGGAGGTAGGTATCGTTATGTTGCGTAAATTAAAATTATATGGCGAGCTTGCAGAATTTGTAGGTCATAAAGAATTTGAAATACAGGTAGATAGTCTTGCAAAAGCAGTTAGTTTTTTAATTAATAACTTTCCGCAAGTAGAAAAATATATGAATCCTAAATACTACCAAGTAAAAGTTGGTAATTATGCCATTAACCAAGATGAGATACATCATCCCATAGGACAACAAGATATACATATTGTTCCTGTTATAAGTGGTGCTGGTAGAGGTCTTGGGCGATTCTTTTTAGGTGCAGCATTAATTGGTCTAGCTATCGTTAATCCATTTGGAACAGCAGCAATCGGAACTTTTGGAGGTACTCCTTTGTTAGTTTCTAAGGCTGTTGGTTTTTTAGGTGTTAGTCTTGCTTTGCAAGGTGTTAGTGAAATGTTATTTCCTCTGCCAAAACCACCTGAGTTTAGTTCCGAACAAGACCCACGGATTTCATTTGGTTTTTCTGGAACGCAAAATACATCACGAGCAGGTACACCCGTTCCAATAGTTTATGGCGAGATAATTACAGGATCAGTTGTCATAAGTGGTGCTATTGACACCCAACAGGTACAAAAATGACAAAACCTAATCCTATTCAAGGTTCTGGGGGTAGAAAACCACGCAGACCACCACCACCTGTACGAACACCTGATACTTTACACAGTAGACAGTTTGCTACTTTTCTTGACCTTATTTCTGAAGGCGAGATAGAGGGTTTTGCAACAGCATCAAAAGAAGGATTGACTCAAGGTACAACTGCTTATCAAAATGCTTCACTTAAAGACATTTTTCTAAACGATACACCAATTTTAAGAGGAACAGCTAGTTCTACTAATCCAACAAATGCTGATTTTAACTATCAAGATGTTACTTTACAATCTAAATTCGGCACATCAAATCAAACAAAAATTTCTGGGGTTGAAAGCAGTTCTTCTATAATTGCAGTGGGAGTAACTGTAACTCAATCAACTCCTGTTACAAGACAAATAACAAATACAAATGTTGATGCGGTAAATGTAACGATTACTGTTCCTGTGTTACAGGTAGCTACTGATAAAGGCGATTTATTAGGTTCAACTGTTTCTCTTAAAATTAGTGTTCAATATAATTCTGGTGGCTTTACTGATGTTATTACAGACACAATTACAGGTAGAAGTGCAGATGCGTACCAAAAAGATTACAGAGTAAATTTAACAGGTGCTTTTCCTGTTGATATAAGAGTCACAAGAATAACAGCAGATCCACCAAATATACAAACACAAAATGAGTTTAATTGGACAAGTTTTGGCGAAATAATAGATGATGCTAATACTTATCCAAATAGTGCGTATACTGCTCTCAGGTTGGACTCAATGCAGTTCCAATCAATTCCCACAAGAAAATTTCGTGTTAGAGGTATTAAGGTAAAGATACCAGGAGCAGGAGCTAATAATTCTGGTACGCCAACTGTAGATTTACAAACTGGAAGAATTATTTATCCTGACGGCTACGTCTTTAACGGAGTACTCGGAGCAGCCCAATGGTGTTCATGCCCTGCCATGATACTTCTTGATCTGCTTACAGATACACGCTATGGATTTGGAAATCATATAACAGAAAGTTCTCTTGATCTATTTTCTTTTGTTACTGCTAGTAAATTTGCAAATACATTGGTATCCGATGGATTTGGAGGACAAGAAGCTAGATTTAGTTGCAATGTAAATATCCAATCATCTAGTGAGGCATTTAATTTAATTAATGAGTTAGCTGGTGTAATGAGATGTATGCCAATATGGTCTGCTGGTAGTATTCTTCTTGCACAGGACAGTCCAAAAGATGCAAGCTATTTATTTAATCTTTCCAATGTAACTGAAGAAGGATTTAGCTATTCGGGAAGTGGTTTAAAAACAAGAAATACTGTAATCTCTGTTTCTTACTTTAATATGGATAGTAGAGAAATAGATTTTGAAGTATATGAAGATGCTGCTGCTATAGCAAAATTTGGTGTAATTGTAAAACAAGTAAAAGCATTTGCCTGTACATCAAGAGGGCAAGCAAGAAGATTGGCAAAAGCAATTTTATTTGCTGAACAAAATGAAAGTGAAGTTGTTGCGTTTGCAACTTCTATAGATTCTGGTGTTGTTGTAAGACCTGGTGCTGTTATAGAAATATCTGATCCTGTTCGTTCTGGTATTCGTAGAGGGGGAAGAGTTACTGCTGCAACAACGACTCAAATAACAGTAGATGATACTGCTTCGACAGATTTGCCAGATACAAACAATCCATTTTTAAGTGTAATTTTACCTGATGGAACTGTTGAGAAAAGACAAATAGTAGATGTGACGGGTGCTGTTATAACAGTTGGTTCTGCTTTTTCCCAAGTACCAAATGTGAATACAGTTTGGCTTTTAGAAAATGATACAGATGAGCCACGAAAATATAGAGTAATTACAGTTGAAGAATCTAATGGAATAAATTATGCAATTACAGCATTGTCTTATGTTGATGGAAAATATCCATTTATTGAAGATGGTGTAAGTTTACCAACAAGGGCAGTATCAATATTAAATCAACCAACAGCCCCTCCTTCTGCTTTAACTGCTCAAGAAACGATAGTTGAAATCAATAATCAAGCGGTTGCAAAACTTGTTATAAGTTGGCAACCTATTGTCGGTGTTACGCAGTATCAGGTTAACTACAGATTCAATAATGGTAACTTTATTTCTACAACAGTATCTTCTCCCGATTTTGAAGTTTTTAATACTGATGTTGGAACATATGAATTTCAAGTATTTAGTTATAACAATGCATTACAACCAAGTCCTACTTCTGCTGATTTAACAGTTAATACTATTGGTAAAACTGCATTACCAAGTGATGTAACAGGATTAACTGCTGAACCAATAAATGAAAAATTAGTAAGATTACGCTGGAATTTATCAACAGATTTAGATGTTACTCATGGTGGATTGGTATATGTGAGACATTCTCCAAAAACTGATGGCACTGGAACTTTTACGAATAGTACTGATTTAATACAAGCATTAGCTGGTAATACAACTTCTGCTGTTGTGCCATATCTTGATGGCGAATATATTTTAAAATTTCAAGATGATGGTGGTAGATTTTGTTCTGGAGAAACAAGTGTAATATTAGATTTACCTGATAATCTCGCCCCATTACTTGCTCTTACTAGGCGTGAAGATCAAGATGTACCAAAATTTCAAGGAACTAAAACAAATGTTGCTTTTGATGCAACAACAGATTCTTTAAATCTTACTGGTGTTGGTTTATTTGATAACATATTAGATTTTGATGCGGAAGGTTCAATAGATGATGTTGGTGGTATCTCTCCATTAGGTACATACGAATTTGGTGGAGCAGCAGCGACATCTTTTCTTGATTTAGGCAGTGTATTTAGTCTTGATTTAAAACGACATTTTTTAACCGAAGGTTTTTATCCGTCAGACTTATTTGACTCAAGAGGTTTAATAGATAGTATTGTTGATTTTGATGGAGCTACTGCTGTTAATGTTAATGCTGAAATGCTTGTAGCGGTTACACAAGATGACCCCTCAACTGGTTCGCCAACATATACAGCTTTTCAGACATTTGCAAATGGAACTTATAAGGGTAGAGGATTTAAATTTAAAGTAAATCTTACAAGTAATGACCCTGCACAAGATATAAGGGTTTTTGAATTAGGTTATACTGCAACACTGCAAAGAAGAACAGAGCAAAGCACAACAACGATTACTAGCGGTGCTGGTGTAAAAGCAGTAACATTTACTAATAAATTCTTTACAGGTACATCATCCATCGGTGGACTTAATAGTAACTTGCCATCTATTGCTGTACAACCTGTAGGAAGTTTTGCTTCTGGAGACTATTTTGAAATAACAAATGTATCTGGAACAGGTTTCTCAGTACATTTTAAAGACCAATCAAATGCTTCGATTAGCAGAGATTTTACATATCAGGCTGTCGGATTTGGTAAGGGATGATAAAATAAAATAAAATATTTAAGAAATGGCAAGAGTAAATAGTACAACCAAAGAAACGGGTAATAATTTTAATGTAGCCAATGGAACGGGTGCTCAAGTTCGTGCAGGTATAAACGATATTTTTACCGCTTTAAGGACAATAAACTCTGCTAGTGGCGATCCTTCTGGTGCAGCAAATGTTGTTGCTTTTCAACCACATATAGATACATCAACTAATCTATTAAAAATATGTACTTCTGTTAGCACTGGAACGGGTACATTTACAACAATAGGAGATATTTCACAAGCTAATTTAGGTTTGATGCCAAAAACAGGCGGTACTTTTACTGGCAAAATAACTCATAATTATACAAGTTCACTAAATCTGCCTAGTGGTACAACAGCCCAACGTGATAGCAGCCCTGCGGTAGGCCAAATACGTCATAATACCACTCTCAACCAATTTGAAGGCTACAATAATGGAGCATGGGGTGCTATTGGTGGAGGTGGTGGAGCTACTGGAGGAGGAACACCAAAAGAAGCAATATTTCACGAAAACGAAAACACTATGGACAATGACTATACAATCGGAGATGGAACGTCTAATATAAATGCAGGAGTATTTGGTCCATTAACTATTAATGCAACTCTTACAATTCCCTCTGGTTCAGTAGTTTCTATCGTTTAATTATGGCTTTATCTATTAATGGAACAACTGGTATAAGCGGAATTGATGGGTCAGCTTCCGCACCAGCACTAAAAGGAACAGATAACAACACAGGAATAAGTTTTGGAACTGACCTTTTTAAAATCAGCACGGCTGGAGGTACTAGAGCAACAATAGATTCAACAGGGAAACTTGGTCTAGGAATTGATGCTCCAACACGAGCACTTCATATTAACTCAGATGAAGATTTAACATCTTTTACAGGCACAACAAAAGGTGCATTATGTCTTTCAAATAGTGATTATGCTAGTGGCGATTATAGTGCAATAGATTTTACTTATTCAGGAAGTGCTAACCCTTTAGGTCGTATTGCAACAAAAATTACAGGCAGTGGAAGTACTTTAAGTTTTGGAACTTCTAATAATTATTCAAATGGTATAACAAACGAAGCATTTTTTATAGACCCAAACGGAAGAACAAAAGTTAATACAAACACTAATGTTTCAACTGCATCTGCGGAACAATTTGCTAGTGATGCTGGAACGTCTGGTGGATATGGTGGTGTTTTTGCGTCAAATACATCTGGCGGTTTTTCAACTATTTATTGTAAAACTGGAACTAATGTATCTAATTTTATTTATTTCTACAGAGACACATCATTAGTAGGAAGTATTACTACAAACGGATCGTCAGTATCTTATAACACGAGTTCAGATTACAGATTAAAAGAAAATGCTGTTGCAATATCTGATGGCATAACAAGGTTAAAAACATTAAAACCATATAGATTTAATTGGAAAGCTGATCCAAGTACAACAGTTGATGGATTTTTTGCACATGAAGTAACAGCCGTACCAGAAGCCGTAACAGGGACAAAAGATCAGATATCAACAGAAAAAGATGGAGCAATTCCAAAAGGCGATCCGATTTATCAAACTATAGATCAAAGTAAACTTGTGCCTTTACTTACTGCTGCATTACAAGAAGCTATTGCTAAAATTGAAGTATTAGAGACAAAAGTAGCTGCATTGGAGGCTGGATAAATGACCGCTAAGATTAAACTTAACGCAGCATCAGGAGGTGGGTCTTTCAGCTTACAAGCACCATCTTCATCTAGCAACAACAGGGTAATGACATTGCCCGATGCAGCCGATGGAACTTTAATTACAACAACAAATAGAGGGCAAAATGTTTTACAACTAGTAAGAAATTCAACAATTTCTACAGCTACTACAAATTCAACAAGTTTTGCTGATATTCCAGATTGTACGCTAAATATTACACCATCTTCCTCGTCAAATAAATTTTTAGCTATCTATACTTCTTTTGCTAATACAGTTATTGCTGGAAGTCATAACCAACAGGTAAAGATGAAAATGCAAAAAGATGGTAGTGATATAGGATATACAATAATAGTTGCTGCTGAATCTGGATCTGGAGGATTACAGGCCAAAGCACCAGCAACCATAATAATACAAGACACTTTTGGAACTACAAATCAAGTCACTTTTAAAATGCAGATGGCATCACAAAGAACAGAATCGACAAACTATATATATGCCCCAACTTTACTTGTAATGGAGCTTGCAGCATGACAATTTTAGATCACGAAGCCATTAGAAAGGCATATCCAACAGTAGTTATTACAAGTGATTCTGCTGGTGCGTTTGATAAAGATGGTAAGTCAGTAGTCATAGATGACAGTCTTGTAAAAAAAGCTAGAACTGAGCTTGATGAAGAAGCTGCTAAAGTTAAATACAAAACTGATAGAACACTTAATGGTTCTACAACTTACGCACCAACAGGAGAGCAATTAGCAATGTTGTATGACGATATTATCGCAGGTAAACTAGATGCAACTGGCAGTTTTGCTGCACACAACAAAGCGGTAAAAGACGCTAATCCAAAACCTAGTTAATTATGTCAGAGATCAAGGTAAATTCGATAAAAGGGGTAGGAGCTACTACTGCTGCTATTACTGTCAATAATACCGATGGGACTGCAACTGCCAATTTAACCAATAGGCAAGGTAAGAATTTAATAATCAACGGAGCATTTCAAATAGCCCAACGCAACTTATCATCAACGATTTCTGGTTATGGAAGTGTTGACAGGTTTAGGGTACAACATAGCGGAACAGATGAAGCACCTACACAGGCTCAAGTTGATGTTGCAAGTGGAACTACACCTTACACTTTAGGATTTAGAAAAGCATTTAGAATCACGAATGGAAACCAAACAAGTGGTGCAGGGAGTACTGATTATATAAATTTTCAATATTATGCAGAAGCACAAGATATAGCAAAAAGCGGTTGGAATTATACATCAAGTTCAAGTTTTGTAACCCTACAGTTTTGGATTAAATCAAGTGTTGCACAAAATTTTCAAGGGCGTTTAAGAACAAGACAAGGTACAAGTTATAACTATGCTTTTGAAACTGGCTCGTTATCTGCTGATACTTGGACAAAGGTTACAAAAACTGTTCCTGGCAATTCTAATTTACAGTTTGATAATAATACTGCAAAAAATTTTCAAATAGATATTTTTGGTTTTTATGGATCTGGTAGAACAAGTAACAGTACTCCATTAGACACATGGATAGCTTATGCTTCTGGTACACAGACTAAAGATAATACAGAAACATGGTACACAACAAATGATGCAACCTTAGAAATAACAGGTATGCAGCTTGAAGTGGGCAGCGTAGCAACAGATTTTGAACATTTAACTTTCAATGAAGATTTATTAAAATGCCAACGGTATTTCCATAAAAGTGGAGATATTGGTCAACCACAGGAATGGTTCCCAGGGGTTGCTACATATTGTCAATATGGTGCTGTTCCAGCAAAATGTCTTGATGGAGATCAAGATAGAGCATTTTTTGAAGGTAACTTTCCAACTCTTATGAGAGATCAACCTACAGTAGTTTTTTATCCAGCTAGGGATGGAGTTGCAAATACTTCTGGTAATGTAAGCAAATACAATTCAGATACTTTGGTTGGACTTACTGCACAACCCAGTGGAGGTTGCCAAAGATTTATCGGTTATTTGGCAACTGATACAACCCATCAAGCTTTTACATTTCAATACACAGCAGAGGCAGAACTATGATTATCACTAACGCAAAATACACAAAATTTGAAGGCGACACAGAAAATAGTGCCATAGCAGTAACTATTGATGGTATTAAATGTTCAGTTCCAATATCGGAAGGCAATAAAGATTATGTAGAAATAATGGAACAAGTTGCTGCTGGAACAATCACTATTGCTGCTGCTGATTAATTAACTTTTTCGTGCATTTGTCTAGTCATCATTCCACCTATTAGGTATAGTGGGCTTAGACCTATTATCAGAGCAAGAACTCCCCATGTAACTGGGACTAATGCTTTAGCAAACGCTTCTTTCCACATATGTTTCAAAAAATTGCAAATGTACTGAGTATTATCTCATTTTTAATGGTAGCTTCCATGAGTGGTGGAGCGTATTTTGGTTATAAGTATGTAACATCAGAACAGTTTAAAGCAAAGGTTATGAATCAAATTATGGCAAATGTGCAAACACTTATGCCTAAAGTATTAGATAATGCGATGCCTGACATATCTGGCCCATCTATTCCTATTCCTAAAAAATGAATTGTTATTGGTGCGATACAGAATTAATTTGGGGTGGCGATCACGACATTGAAGATGATACGGAATATTCTGTAAAAACTAATTTAACCTGTCCTAAATGTGATTCTTATGTAGAAATATTAAAGAGAAGAGATGCTTACGACTAATGGTTTTTGGATTTATAAAGAAGCTAATAAAATACTACGTTGATAAATTAGTTACTTGGTTGCGTATGCAAAAATTTAATTTAGAGCTAGATAATGACATAAAAAAATATCACGAAGAACTAGATAAAAACATAAAAAAACCGAAAATTATAGAAAAAGGTACTTTTGGAGAAGATGGTTGGTCTATTTCTATTGGAGATGTGGAAGATGGAGATTCGTGAAATAAAAATACCAGAGATCCCACAGATCAATGTCAATACTTATATTTCTACTCCACTACCAAGATTAAATGTACCTCTACCAAGTTTAGATTTACCTGGGTGTGTCAAAACTCATAGATATGCAAGCATAAAAAATACACAAATAATCGAAGATGATACAAATGGAGCGTTCTATAGTTGCCCCGAAGGTAAAATTCCATCTTTTGTTCCAATAAATTATGACAGGAAGAAAATTGAAATTGTAGAGCAAAAGCAAGAAAAGCCTGTAAACAATGCAAATATCCCAGAACCTAAAACGCCTGAGATTCCTAAGATACCAAAAGAGAAAGAAGAGATAAAGATAGAACCATGCCCAGGTAGCAAAGATCAAAGAGTAGGAGACTTTCGTAACGAAAAACGATTAGAACGTGTCACAGGTCATAAAAGAGGAGATGATGGGATTGAGTGCATCACTCTATATGAAAAGGTTGCTTTTGTGGATCAATACATCCCAGAACCGAGCACTATTGTTTCTACTGCTGTTATTGGCCTTGTGGCTGCGAGTAGCCCTCTTATTCTCAATATAATAAAACCAGCTATAAAAAATATCGTTAAAAAGCTGACAAATAAGAAAAAAGATGTAGAATAGTACATAAGCAACCAGACCTAGCATCATGCTTTGTGAATGGTATGTTAGGTTCTTTGAACTGAGATTGTCTATGTCCTTAAATGACAATCAATCTTAACGGACTAACTGATACATCTCCTGCCACTGCTCTGTTAGAGCGTCAGTTGCTTACTTTAGGCATACCTCGAAATCTTACGGGACTAGACTGTCACTGCCTACTTTAATTTATGAGTATGTGGGATAACTTGATTTGCTTTTGGTACTAAATAAACATCCTTACAGATATTAAAGAAGGGACTATCGGTAGTCAGCATTATGCCCTCCTGTTTTAATTTTCCACATTCACGGATTCTTGCTATCTGCCAATCTAATCTCTTATTCTCTAGTACTTGTTTTTGTATATTTATCTGTGTATCAGCAGCAGATTTACATTGATTTTGAAAACCTCTATCTAACGGAATACTAAACGTGGCTGATATTCCAAAGTTCAGAGCATAACTATCTTTATTCGTTCCAGAATAATTTTTTTGATTGAAAAGCACATTACCTGGGTTATCTGGCACACCATCGTCATCTGCATCTGTTGGATCGTAGAAGGGTGTTTCATAGTAGTCCCGATAAGGCTTGAGGTAGTTCGCTCCAAATGTAGTAAATGGGCTAATGGATAAAGTTGGCCCTTGGCATACGATATTCCCACCATATTGATTAGTTGTCATATTGCCCGTAAGCGTTTGTACAGCCATATTCGTGACGCTTCCGTTGTTTGATTGACTTACTGCATTAGCTAAAACTTGTGCAGGAGATAGCAGAATTATTGAGAGAACACTGAAGTACTTGTGATTACGCTTGTTGATTCTATATTTCTTTGGATCGTGGTCACGTTTGATACCCCACCTGGGCCACGATAGGTTTCTGTAAATTGAAATGCGTTCCCAGAACTTGAGTCGCTTAGTGTGAATACTGGTTTGTTGTCTGTCGATAAATCTAGTCCTGTCCATGTCTGACTCTCTCCATTTATAGTCCCTGTAACATCCGTTGTATTTGGAGCGACTGATCCATCGGTTGTGACTCCCAATCCAGTAACAGTGTACTCATAAGAATTACCAAAATAATCTGTAGAAGTAATAGTCTCACTGATTGAGGTTGTTGTATTTGTGGTGCTGCTGAGTGTTCCCGTTGTAAAATTAGGAACCACGGGTTGAGATTTAACAGGTATAGCATATAGCAGAAGCAACAATAAGAGCTTTTTCATACATCATCTTATGGTCAACTCCGTTACAAACTGTCCTGTAACAGTAGAACCAGCACCACCTTCTTCTAAATTTTCAATTCCATGACTAGATGTAATATCTCCATCAAAACCTGCTCCACTTCCAGCTACAGTTGAAATTACACTTCCGAAGTTAGGAACTGTTCCAGCAGTAATTGTTGTATTTTCTGTCCCATTATTTGATGGAATTGTATCTGCTGCTGTATATGATTCTGTTAATGACCATGTACTTGCACAGTTAGATGGTGTGTCTCCGCAACCATTAATAGAGTAATTTCCAGCATTAAGAGTAACTTCACTACCAGATACACTTAAACCTCCAATTTGATCGTCTGTATTACTTGTTCCAATATTGCTGCCAGAAGCACTATAAGACGCACCAATCCGTGTGGCTTGTGACATAGCAGCGTCTACTTTTACACTTATACTCGTTGTGAATTTTGAAGTTATATCAGCATAAGCTGGTGCTGATAATAACAGTAGTAAAGGGAGTAACTTCTTCATTTTTTACTGACACCAACATTGTTGTCTTTATTAGATACTACATTAAATGGCCTCTTTTTGCCATTTGCGTTGTTTTTCACTTGGAGTCCCATATTACTCATCACTGCCGAGAGCAATCCAGCAGCGAAAGTCGTATCAATTTGTTTAAGTGAATTACCGAAATATGCGTAAGAAATTACCCCCAAACTCCAAAAAAGTATAATCATCTGCGTAATATTTGATAGAAGAGAGGGACCTTCTTTCTGTTCTTTTTCGTCTATTTCTGGGTCGGTTTTCGGGTCTTGAGTTGCCATAATCTTAGTGATATACTATAAATATAAGGATTGAGGCCAAGTTTGGCAAATAGCGGTAAAGTAGAAGTAGACACTATATACAAATGGTAAAGATTTTAAAGCCGATTCTTCTCGTATTCATCAAATCAAAAGCGATGAAAAGATTAATCATGGATCTATTAAAAGCAATAGCTAAACAAACAGATAACTCAATAGACGATCAGGCAGTTGCTTTTATCGAGTCCAGGATGTTCCCAGGCTCTACGACAAATCTTCAATGATATGAAAAACGACAGCTTCATAAGATTCATCTCAACTCCCCTACCTATGGAGACACAGTTAGCGGTTGAAATGAGATGCAGGGAAGTTATGGGCTGTAATGATATAGACAAGTTGAAAGCTTTTTGCATAGACATGATGAAAAACCATGCAAGAACTGAAATTGTGCTGTCTAACGCAATGATGCGTATGTTAGAGCTAGAAGCGATGGTAGCCTTACTACAAACAAAACCGATAAAGAACAAATTATTTTACAAATTTCGTTTATTTATAGAAAAACTAAAACTTATAAGACAGATAAAACAGCACCAAAAAAATCACTCACGGGAAGCGTAGCGAGCCTGTATGTCAGGCACTATCATTTCTGGATATTGAATTGTAAACCATTTGTGTCCACATTCATAACAAAGTCTCCTGCGAATTGTTATGAACTTTGAGTTCCGTTCAGATTTAATGACCTTCTGATCGCTGTACATTTTACAGCTTGGGCACTCGACCCATGTTATTCTTTTCATTTTTACTTGTTGTAAATTGTTTTTAGATAATTAGTTTCAATGGCATTTCTTTCTTCTACATAATCTTTGTTTGTCATATTCTCAAACAAATATCTATCGGACAATTTGGCTAGTGCTTGGAAATAGTCTTTAGTAGCCCTTCTTTCTTTTTCTGTCATTGGGATAGTATTAAACTTTAGTTTTTAAATCGTCAAAAATATCTTCTATTGACGTAGCTCTTTCATTTAGCTTTTCTAGCTTATCTTGAGCCTCTTCGATCAGACGATCTAGTTTTTGATTTTCGTAACTTTGCTCGTAGTAGGGCTCTAAGTATTCATCAATAGCGGTTCTAACTAGGCCAGATATAGACTTACCAGGGCCACTAAGATTCTCCAATGCCTTATGTTGATGAGGACTTAGTTGAACTGTGGTTCGGATAAGTTTTTCTTTTTTAGCGGTCATCTTTTTTAGTGTAGTATAGTAGACTGAGGACTTACAGATCAGGTTAGCTTATTCAGTGGGTCATTAACTCAGGGGAAATTTAGAAAACCCCTTAGACCCCCCACTAAATCTTCGATGAGAACTTGTAATATCATTTGTAAAATTGCTTAGTACGGAGTATGAGGGTCATGGCTCCCAAGATTACAAAAAAGCAGCGTAACCACCTGGGAGATATTACAGGTGGATCTTGCCTCAGACATTAGGAAAATTCTTCGTCTGTTATATCGAACCAACGAAACATATCTATGCAGCCATAAATACAATCTATTGGATCTTTTTGTTTATAACAGAATGTCCTTTTAAGGTCAGGATCATAATGGATCTGACCTATGTAAGGAGATTTTGGAAAATTAATTCCAAGTGATGAACGAAAATAAATACTCATTAGTTGTAGCGTGCAAATTCTTCTTTTAATCTGCCATCTGCAACAGCTTGCTTTTCATCATCTACTATTTCTTCATCAGTAGGTTCTCTCCAGTAACTACATACATGACCCTCTGGTTTGTATATATCGTAGTAGGGAGTTTTATCAGCTTGCTCTTCAGTTATAGAAATAGCAACTAAGCCTGGACAGTCATCATCATCTGAATACTGTTTTTCTTCATACCACCAACCTGTACGTTCTACCTCTATTGGGTAGTCATCTTCATGGTTGTCTTTACCTTTATCTATAAGGTCTATAGCTTGGTCGTAAGATTCAGCTTCTACTTCAAATACTTCGCAGAGAACTGTTTGTGTTTTGAATTTGTAAAGTTTCTTTGTGGTCATAATAAATTTGAACTTCCTTAGAAATATAGCAACAAAGTGCCACCACTATGTAATCTGTTACGAAACTTTAACTTTCAGAATTAGCTTTTCTTCCATCTATTCTTCTTTGTACTGATTCTCTCCATAACAACTCATCTTTTGCTTCTGCTATTTTGTATTCTGCACTAGAAAATTCACGTTCTAACTGACTGTATGCAGCCTTTCTAACCCAGGCTGTACCTTTCATTCCCTTTTGTTCTGCTGCCTTTTCTATAAGTTTTGATCTATGTGGATCTATTAAAACTTGGTAATAATTTTTGTTTCCGTGTTTAAGTGCCATTAAATAAGTCTCTCTTGTACTACTTTACCACCAAAAAGGCAAATCGGCTTTTTCAACAAACTTTTTGTATAAAGAATCTTTGCGATTTACATAATTCTTTCTAGCTTGTTTTCTTTGGCTCGATTTACCTTGATGTACTTCTCTAGCTTTCTTTAGAAAGTCTACAGCCCTGGATAAATCTCCTGTTCTAGACTTTCTAACTTCAGCATATAGGTTTTGAATTACCTGGACTCTTAAATTTTTTTGCATAAGCAGCAGCCATCACTTCATGGAGTGTTTTATAGTATGTTACCTCAGTATTACTTTGATAACACCAGCCTTTTGTAGTATTTAAGATTTTAACCATTACGTTTTGTCCATTCTGAAATAAGTTTTCTTAATTCTGCTATACGCTTTTGAGCAGCTTCAATACGTTGTTCTTTGGTCAATGAGTTTCCTCCCAGGTATTTCCGACAGATACTTCAGCAACAGCAGGGACTCTACCTAACCATTTTGATTCTGCTTTTTCCATAATACCTTTAAGTTTATGAGCCCATGCGTCAGCAAATTGCTCCTTAACTAAAAGTATTAATTCATCATGTACTGCTGCTGCGATCCTTACTTTATCTTCTCCACATTCTTTAACTTCTGTCCATAAGTTTCCTAATGCACACTTTAGTATGGCAGCACCAGCACCCTGGATCGGAGTATTACATCTAACTGTTACTCTGTTAAGATCGCCTTTAAGATACCTACGCATATTCGATAAAGGAATACGAGTTTCGGCCCATTCATTACCACTAGAGTTTTTTGCAATCTGATAATTCTTATTCTGCCAAGCGTGTACACCTTTATAAGTACGCAACCAGTTATCACGAACTTTTGTTGCTTCTTCGAGCGTCATCAAAACACCACTACTACCAGCGTAGTTACGCAAGCCTTCTGCTCCTGCTCCGTAAAGCAAACCAAAGTTAGCTGATTTAGCTATCTGTCTATCGCAACCCATTTGTTCAGCAGTATAGTCATGTAAATCTTCTCCTCTAATAAAAGCCTGGATCATATTTTCATCGTTAGCTAAAGCAGCAGCAAGACGTAACTCCATCTGTGAAAAGTCAGCATCAACTATTTTCCAACCTTCTGGAGCCTCTACACATTGTCTAAACTCAGAATCTCTAGGTATCTGTTGATTATTTGGTTTGATGCTAGACATTCTCCCTGTATCAGCACCCAACTGCATATAAGAGGCTTTAACATAACCTTTATCATCTAGTTTTTCTAGGATACTTGTAATCATCTGTCTACGTTTTTCTGTCTTTTTCCAAACTAGATAAGTTTGAATAATCTCAGAATCAGCAGCAAAAGATTTTAATGTCTGTCTTGAAGCACTGGGTTTACCAGTAGCATCTACAGGTGGAGTGCCAAGTATTAGAGTAAATTTTTCTAGTAATTGTTTAGGACTATTAATATTGAATCCAGCATATTTTTTAGTACCCAATCGTATAGAACCTTCGTCTTTCGCCCGTAAATTAAACGATCCATCACGTTCTCGTGGTAACTTATCTGTTTCTGGTAAAGCATTATCAAGTTCACGAAGAAACTCCTTAGACATTTCTTTTAGATCATCTTCATAATCAATACGTCTTTGCTCAAGAGCAGAACGATTCCAGGGAAGGCCAGTTCTCCACATTTGAGCCATAGCTGGTAAAGCAAGACACTCTAATGTGTACGCTTCCATTAATTGATCAGTCTGTAGTTTACGATCTAATATTTGATCTAGCTCAAGCAATACTTCTATATCTTTAGCAGCATATTCAAGTTGAGCCTGACTCAAAACATCAGCACCCCAATGTGATGCTTGTTGTTCTTTAGATACATCAATATCTAAATATCTCTTTGCTACATGAGCTAAACCATGCTGAGTTTTTGGTATGCCATTGGTAAGTAAACGACTTGCTAACATACTACATCTTACCTTTCCACGAATATCTATATCGTGTTCTTGGAGCCAGCCAAGATCAAAAACTGCGTTATGTGCAAGCCAAAATCTAGCTCCATTAGTAAAGAATCTTTGTAAGTAATTCCAGTTATTTTCTGTTAGTTCAAAACAATCAATTACAACTATGGTTCGTAAGGTGTAAGAACCGAGTTGGATCAATCTCAGCTTGCCTTTTTCTGGCTGAAGCTGTAGTGTTTCTGTATCAAATGCAAGGCTTGACGCTGCGTGTAGGCGATGCAATTCCTTGATGCCGTAGAATACGGAATATTTTGGTTGTGTCATGGGTAGCGACAATAAGTTTACTCTGTTAGTGTACTACAATAATAAAATTATGTCCACTTTTCTATTTTTCTTTGTAAAGACATTCCATCCATGCCTGTATATATAAGTACATCCACACCACAAGTAACTGCTTGTAAAACCTCACTATGAAAATAAGTTTTATCCTCATAATCAACCTGGTCTACATCTATAACTCTGCCAAGAGCATCATATTTGGTGTAACGAACTGAAGCCAATGGAGCATCCTTCCTGTCTCGATGACAGTAAATGATTACTGTTGTATCTCTCATCTCCAAGCCTTCCACGCATCTTTTTCATCTCCTCGCACGGGGGAATATAAATTACCTGTCGCATTGGTAGTAGATTCCTGTTGTGGTAAGGGTTTATCAATGCGACACTTATCTTTTTCTTTTTCCTGTCGCATTGCTTCATCCGTACCAATGTGACAGCTTTCTTTTTTATTTACCTGTCGCATTGCTAAATCACTGTCATCACTAGGCTTTCCATTCAATGCGACAGATTTTTTGTCTCCCCGCACGAGGATAGCTTTGTAGTAGTTAGTGGGCCGACCACCATTAACCGAAGGTTTTTGCTCCCAAATTTGAATTAATCCTCTATCAACTAACCTTTCTAATGATTTTCTGATAGCAGTAACATTACCACCGATTAGTGGATCGGCATTAAGATCAATCCTGGATCTAGTTTCTGGATAAACAGTTCTAAGTTTTTCAAGTATGCGATCAATTATTGAAGCAGGGGAAGAATTTTCTACCTTTGGTTTGTAATCTTTTAACTCAAAGCTAAGATCACTTAATTGTTTTAGAAGAAGGCAACTGCCCATACGACTAAATCTACTCTTTTCAACTCTAATAATTCTTGTATTAGTTCCTAACTGTTCAGCTAACTCTTTATCTGGTTTGCTTAATTTCCAAGTTTCATCAACCGCATCTCTAATAGAACTTGTACCTCTAAATCCACCTTGTTTATTAGCATGATGAATGACAAGGATAGTTGTAGCAGGAAAACTATGACCATTGTTATTGGTAAGTCTGTACAAAGGAGATGCAAAAGAACTTTTGTTTTCATCAAACGCTCTACCAGCAGAAGAACCAATTAGTGAATCAATAACAACTAATGTTGGTTTATGTTTTTTAATTAGTTGAGCAAAGTAATATTCACGCTTAATTTGAAAACCATTAATAACAACAGTATTGTTATCCATTTTGTAATCCTGTTCCCTTAACTGTTCACGCAACTGCACTTTTGGCTGGTCAGCATTAAGAATTAAAACCTTACCTTTCTTTATTGGAACGATATTGTTTTGCACTTCAAAAGGTAAACCTAATGATATGTGTTTAGCTAATGCCCAGGCAGCCATTGATTTACCATCTCCACCAGCACCATAAAGTAGGAATACAGCAGGAGTAGGAAGTATCTCAGGAATTACATAGCTACGAGATAAATCTTCAGCATCTAATTCAGAAGCAGTCATTTCTTCACTACCTAAATCAAATGCTTCACTACTCATTAAGCAGCTTTCTAGTCTTTCTAAATCTTTAAATTCATTATCCACAGCTAACTGGTGCATCAAAAAATCTTGTTCTCCTGGATCAGCAACCTCTTCACAGATACGCATATATTCTTTCTTGACTTCCTGGAAAGACATTTTTACTCGTCTTGTTCTTACCAGTAATTCATTTTGAGCCTTATCAACAATATCTTTGCTTATAGGACTAAAACGTAATCTTTTTGGATCGACTTCATCAGCATCATGTATTAGTGATCCTATGCCCCTTCCAGAGCCTTTAAAGGACTTCCAAACAGCTTCGCATGGATTATGCTTATCCCAATCGTTAATGTAGTCAGGATCGTTTTTAGACCATACTGACCAAAGTTCTAAACCCACATCATTAGGTAGTTCAGAATGTATAGACATACCAACGTATAACCAATGCTCTCTACTACCAGCACCTTTAGTTGGAATAACACTTAAACACTCTTGAATTATTTGTGCTCTTTCATCTTCAGTTCTATCTGATAAAACTAAACCACTTCTATTTTTAACAAAGCCAGCTTTTTCCTCATTTGCTTTTAAATGCTTCATTTCAGCTATCAACCAATCTGGAGCATTAGGAATGTTATCTAAATCCCCTTTAAAACCATAATTACCCTCTGAAGAAGTAGCTGAACCAGGATAAGAACCAAATATTACACCTTGTCTATTCCACAAAATTTCATAACAAGTGGAAGTTTGCTCAGAAAGAAATCTACCTTTAACGCTAGACCATAATTCTTCTGGAACATTAAATATATATTTAGCAGCATTTTTCTTTGTACTGGTAATACAGGGAGCACCATCTAAAGTGTCTCCCCATTTCTTTTTATGGATAGCTAAATTTTTGTCAACGTCAAGAATAACTAAACCTTTACCTTTTAAGCCTGTAAATAAACCAATAGCACCAAAACGATCAGGATACTTTTCTAATACATAAGTAACATCATCTGGAGAGAAATTTCTTTCATAGGATTCTCCATAAGGATTCTTTCCTGTTGCCTCTAAAATCTTTCCTTCTTTAGATTTTATCTCAACCCCTTTGCGATATATCGGAGCGTAAACAAGATGTTTTGGTAACATCTTTACAAACTGTTGCAGATTCATGTGATACAATACCTACTGTGGACTTATGTGTTCAAACCCTCAAGGATCTTCCTTCCTTGGGGGTTTTTTAATTGTAGTCTATTTACATTATCTTGTCCATGTACTACAATAGAAATGCACAAGGCAAAAGCCTACAAGCACATTTTATCATGCCC